CGCACGCGCGAGCGAAGCATGTCCTCTCGGGCAAGAAACCGCACGAGTTCCGTGGCCCTAGCGGCGAGCGCTCGTTCAGGAAAATGAAGTGATCATCGTCACCCAGATCCGGTTCGGCATGTGCTACTGCGGCATCCGAATGGACCGCTCGTGGCGGTAAGCTGATATGCCGCAAATCGGCAATCGCTACTTGCAGGGTACACCCATCCTGCCGTACGCCAACGTCAAGGCGTACCCGAACACGGACATTTTTTTTGACCTGCAGTTCGTCGACCACACGAACACGCCGGTCATCCCGACATCGATAGCGCTTGAGATCGACGACATCTCAAGCGCGACCGTCGCGATGGCGAGCACACCCATCACGCTGAACCCGGCCGGCGCCATCGGCACCGTCGGGTCGCCGTTCACGTACCCCGCCTTCGCGGCGACGATGTACATGCAGGTCCTCGCCTCCGCGTGGCAGATGACGTTCCCGTACATCGGGTCGCAGCTGTGCCAGGTCGGGATGCAGTTCACTGCCATCGACACCGTGACCGGTCAGCCGTTCACGTCTACTGCAGTGATTGCAATAATTGAATTGTGCGCGCTCGCTACGGTGAGCGGCTTAGCGTATTGATTTTAGTTCCGCTACTGAAATCCGGCGACATCGGTTTCAACCGACAAGAAAACCGTTAGTAGGGTAGCCCTGGTAGAAATCCAGCGGAACGTTTTAATTCTGTAAGGTGAGAGGTACGGAATATGGCGAAGATAGATTTCAGCCAGCGTCTGCTGGATGATCTGATTGCGGTGGCGCTACTGGACAAGGCTGAGGGAGTCATCAAGCTGCCGGACTGGCAGCGTGTGCTCCGCGGCGAAGTCGTCGCCGCCGGCCCTGGCCGGATGCTTGAGTACGGTGAGCGCGCTCCGATGGAGTGCAAGGTCGGAGACATAGTCTCCTTCGCGGCCACCGCGGGAATGGACAGTCAGTATGGCGTTGGAAAATCTATCCGCTTGATGCGGGATACCGATGTTGATGCGGTGATAACATCATGATATTGACCCCCGAGTTAGAAGAAGTTCGTGACCGGGTTCGAGTTTTGCGGGATAGGGTTTTAATTAAGCCTCTGCCGTACGTGCACCCCACCTTACTTACACCCGGAGTTGAAATTCAAAAAGGTGTGGTCGTAGCCGTAGGCTACGGCCGCCGCCAGCGGCGCAAGGTCGCGTTCAAGCAGGAAATCAGCGACGGGCCGCCGGTCCTAGGGCCGGGCGGCAAGGTGATGAAGTTCGCGAAGTCGAAGCTCTCCGGCAAGACCCTCTGGTTCGAGGACGGCCCGGAGACGGGCGCAATAATCCCCATGCAAGTGAAGCCTGGGGATGTCGTGGAATTTTCGTTCCGCAACATCACCCTGGTCGACTTCGACAAGTGCGGCTTTCCTGGCATCGGGCACCTTGCGTTCGTCTGGCAGAAGGCGATCTACTCCGTCGACCCGGACGAGTCGCTGCAGGACTGCCTGCTGTGGCAGCAGAGCGCGGGCTACGACCGGCACGGGAACTACATGTCGGGGAGCGAGGACTGGCACCGCGCCTAGTATGGGACAGAACGTACCGGACGACCAGCAGCTCGGGAGCCTCGCGAAGGCGAAGACCCCCGGCGCACCGAGCCAGCCCTGGGGGAAGTGGCCCAAGATCAAGCCGGAGACGGTCGCGCCACTGCGCGACGGCCGCCCGGACATGTACAACCACCAGCCGACGCGGTTCGTCTCCCTTGCAGAGGCGAAGGCGCGCGGTTGGAAACACTTCTGGACTGGAGAGGTGTGCGTTACCGGGCACCGCGCCGCGCGCTACGTCGCGAACGGCAGCATCTGCGTTGATTGCCAACGCGTCGAGCGCGGCCAGGTGCCGGTCTATGGCAAGGGTGTGCCTGAGCTTGAAGAGGTACGCAGGCGCAAGTATACGCAGAAGGATACCGCGCCAGCGGGGCCGCCGGTCCCGAGCGCTGGTGAGAAGAATTTTTTGGCGAAGTACGCGGAGCTGAAAGACTTCGCGCTCGCCGCCAACGCGTGCGGGCGCAGCGAGACGGAGTTTCTGGCGATCCTGAGCTGGAACACGACCTTCAGGGACGCAGTGAACCGCCTCGAAGAGAGCATCGGAGTCACCAGAACGCTGAGCGTGACAGAAGATTTTGACTGGACAGACGAGAAGCGCCGCGCGTTCCTGATCACGTACGCCAACACGGCGGACATGAAGCAATCTCTGCGCTCCGTAGGAGCTACCAACGTGCAGTTCCACAAGGAGCTGAACGGCAACGGCGAGTTTCAGAAGGATTTTGACGACGCCGCGCACATAGCGCGGTCCGTGTTCGACCACGCAGCCTCCGCGGCCGCCACCAAGGGCGACGCGCGCATGCTCGGGCGCATCGCGGCGAACTTTTTCCCGGAAAAATTCGGTGAGAACCTGAAAGTGGATCTCAACGTCAAGCAGAACCTATCGTTGGACCAAGCCCATGCGCAACTTACCACGCTCCTATCAAGATTTGATCGACAGGGTATACTCGCCGCTCCCGCCGCAGCTGCAGACGCTGCTATCGAAGCAGAATTTGAAGTCGTTGAGCCTGCCGGAGACGACGAAATTGATCCAGATCCTGAGCCAACGTGCGCAGATCCAGGATCAGACCCAAATAGTGACCTGGTTTCAGGATCCGTCTGACCATCCAGCGCTGAAGAACTGCCCACTGGGGCGGAAGCACTATCCGAAGCAGATGCGATTCTTCGCGTTGGAGCAAACAGACGACGAGATCGCGCTTTTCGGTGGAAACAGAACGGGAAAAACGCATTGCGGGTGCTTCGCGGACGTACTACACCTCACCGGACTGTACCCAGACTGGTGGCCCGGCCGCCGATACGCCCACCCTATCGATATGTGGGTCGCGACGGACACTGCGAAGAACACGCGCGACATTTTGCAGGAAAAATTCTGCGGGAAGCCGGGCCAAGAGCAAGCGTACGGCACCGGCATGATTCCTGGAGATCTTTTGGTGCGGCGGACCGTGAAACACGGCCTCGCCGATGCGTTTGAGTCGGTTTTCGTACGGCATGTGTCCGGAGGAATCTCGACGCTGCAGTTCAAGTCGTACGATCAAGGCCGCGAAGCGTTCCAAGGCACGCGACAGCATCGTATCCACTTGGACGAAGAGCCAAAACTTGAGATCTACACCGAGTGCCTGCTACGACTGATGAGCACCGTTCCCGGCGAACAGAACGGTACTCTGGTGCTGACCGAAACACCAATGCTAGGGGTCTCCGAGTTGATGATCGCGTTCATGCCAGAGCTGTCGCCCGAGCCGGACGCAGTAGCCGGAACAGCGTGGGAAATGGGTGAGGAAGAGGAGACAGTCGTCGATGAGTGAGGTAAAGAGTCGACCGCAACGTAAGCCGTGCATAGCGTGCAACCAACAGAAACCCGACGACGGTTTCTATTGGTACACGTATATCACGCAGCAAGGAAAACCTTCGGTAAGACGAGAATCCCGTTGTTTAGAATGCGCGCGACAGCGTCGCCGAGACCGGTACGCTAAAGATCCAATAAAGGATCGAACATGGTCGCTTAAATGGAAGACGCTTAATAACCAGAGAATGCTGGATCGACAAGCCGCATACAAAAAAACAGACGCTGGAAAAGCCATCTGTAATGCCTCTAACGCACGGCGTCAAGCGGCGCAGCTTCAGAGGATACCGCCCTGGGCGGATCTGGACGATATTCAAACATTTTACGATAGAGCGGTAGACGCTGACCTAACTGTAGATCACGTAATCCCGCTTCAAGGGGTGCTGGTAAGTGGGCTACATGTGTCAGCGAATTTGCAACTGCTATCAGTGGAAGAGAACAGTCGGAAGAAAAACCGTTTTGCGGTGGCGTAAATGTCGCGTGCGTGTGTGTTCTTAGACATGCAAGATGTGCCGCACTTAGGTGAGAAAGAGATGAAACAGATCCTCGCAGGCGTGCCGTCATGGCAGCTGCAGGCGAGAAAGTCCGGCATCCCTGGTCACGGCACCGGAGCGATCTACCCGATCCCCGAAGACGTGATGAAGATCGAGCCGTTCGACATCCCGTCGCACTGGCCGCGCTCGTATGGGATGGACCCGGGCTGGAACTGCACCGCGGTAATATGGTTCGCTTGGGACATCGACAACGGATTCAATGACGCCTCCGGCCAGCGCCGGTACCCGGCGGTGGCGTACGACGAGTACTATCGCGGCCAGGCCGACCCCGCCGTGCACGCTGCGGCGATCATGCGCCGCGGCCAGTGGATCCCAGGCGTCATCGATCCCGCCGCGCAGAAGGCGCGAGGCCCCGATGGCGAGCTACTGATCGACGCCTACTGTCGGCTCGGGCTGAAGGTCAGCAAGGCCGACAACACTGTCGTGTCTGGTCTGGTACAGACCTGGGACATGCTCTCGACGCAGCAGTTGCGCGTCTTCAGCACGCTGACGAACTGGTTCAAGGAAGTGCGCCTGTACCGTCGCGACGAGAAAGGCAATATAATAAAAAAGAATGACCACATCATGGACGCGACCAGATATAACGTGATGTCTGGTTTTGATGTTGCGAAAGCTCCTCCTTCAAGCGAGGGAGGTTTGCCCTGGTTCCAGTGGGCTCCGGAAATGGCTACTCAAGGAGGGATCTGGAGTGGTTAGAAGCGCCGTCGAACGTAAGCGGGCGAACGACAAATATCGCGTTAAGAATCGCGACAAAATACGGAACCAGGTGCATCAGCGGTATAGATACCCGGCGCCTACGCGACCGCGTCCAGAATTATGCGAGTGCTGCGGACGCCCGCCAGCAAAGAAAGCGCTCGCATTAGACCACGAGCATTTGACTAACACCTTCCGAGGATGGCTATGCAATCGCTGCAACGCCGGTATCGGCTTACTAGGTGACAGCTTGGACGGGATACTACGCGCCGCCGCGTACCTCCAGAGAAGTGTGTGGAGCGGCTGATGCCCATCGGTGAGGTGGAGGCCGAATTCCGCAAGCGCGGTGCGTTCATGTTGGTCGATGTGAAGAGTAGGAAGCTTTGGTTCTATCACTACTCGAAGGACATGATCGGCATCAAGCACATGATGGCCGCGCTGAAAGGACGACAGGGTGAAATGATAGATTTTTTAATTGCACGAGCGTGCATAAGGGGTGAGACCAGATGAGTGTTACATTGAAATTGGTGCACGAGGAAGGGATCCGACTGCGACAGCAATCGGCTCACCGCATCGAGCACAAAGACGAGAAGACGGACAAGGTTACGCACACATCCGTCGACTGGAGATTCGTGAAGCGCCCGGCCTCCGACGGCAAGGTCGTCGAGGAATGCCAGCAGGATGAAGATCCGCGACGGGTCGACTCGAACGGGCGCAAGATGCAGTTGGGGACATACACCCTGCACATCACCGCCGGCATGAACAATCTCGTGATTGAGCGCAAGGGGAAGATCGCCCCCTACAGCTTCAAGAACCCGGCGATTCGCAATCAGGTACGTGTCCAGCATCAGAGGCTGATCGACAGCGGCCGAAAAACAAAGGACCAAAAGCCAGTGCACGAGTGGAAGAATGATGGGGCTGCGAAGTACGTTCCGCCCAATACGTTCGACGGCGTCTTTGTTGGCGACGGACAGCGCGCAATCCTGGACGAGATGCCGACGTAAATGACGACGAACGCAGGCGACAACTGGGATCTTATTGGGGACGTGCCGGGACAACGCGGCACGCTCCCCAACTCGCCTGGGTTCGAGATCGAGGACGAGGGCGCGCTCATGTCGCGCATCCGCACGTTCTATGACGATGGCTCAGGCGCGTGGGAAGAGAACCGGCGCATGCACTCTGAGGACCTGAACTTCATCTACAACGCCGAAGCGATGGGGCAATGGGATCCCGTTGTGCTCCAGAATCGCCGCGGCAAGCCATGCTACACGTTCAACCGCTGCCTGCAGCCCGTGAACATGGTGGTGGCTGATATGCGCCAGACGCGCCCCGCCGGCAAGGTCCGGCCGTCGTCTGAGGGCGCCTCCGAGTCTACCGCCGAAGTTTTCGCCGGGCTCTGCCGCTCTATCGAGCAGGCGAGCCGCGCCGACCAGATCTACAAAGAGCAGTTTAAGTTCGCCGTCGCTGGCGGGTTCGGTGCGTGGCGGATCATGCCGACCTACATGCAGGACGACGGCGAGGGCGCCTTCGACCAGGTCCTC